TGCTAGGGCAGTTTCTAGGGGCATCGCCACAGATGTGGCGTATCCTCTGGTTAATGTCAATAAAGAACTCATCCAATTTTATGGAGGGAATCCTTCAGGGCATCCTCTGACTAGCATTGTTAATTCCATTGCCAATTCCTTGTTTATGAGGTTTGCTTGGTTGAAAATAGGGCTCCCTCTTGATCGTTTCCGCTTTAGTGTGTCTTTAATGACTTATGGAGATGATAATACCTTTGGGTCTAGTGAAGACGAATTCAACCATACTGCCGTATCGAATGTTCTTAAGGCACATGGTGTTGAGTACACTATGGCTGATAAGACTTCGGCAAGCGTCCCCTTTCTCCACATTAAAGATATTGATTTCCTTAAGAGGGGCTTCGCCCGTGTTCAGGGCAGAATAGTTGCCCCGTTGGCTCTCAAGAGTGTTGATAAGAGCATGTGTTTGTGGGTAGCAAAGGACACGATATCTGAAGAAGAGCGCTTGGCTCAGTGCTACCGAGCTGCCCGTAGAGAGTGGGCGCTTCATGGAGAAGATGTCTTTAATAGAAATGTTAGCATCATGAGGGATCTTTTAGCTCTTGAGGACTTTAGCCCAATTAGTGATTACCTAGATCAGGTTTATGACAGGATGGGATTTGAAGACTTCTTTGAGTACATGTTTGAGGACTATGATAATGACGATAGTTCAGTTGGATTGAGCACCCAGGCGGTTTGGGACTCATCCGACGACACGTAGAGCCCTCCAGCGGTAGCCCACCGCTATATAAATAGGGTGTTTGGTGGTTAACCACCCCTCAAAGAAATTAACCAGGTCTTTGTTGTATAGTAGGTAATCGTGTTTTGCACCTCATCTAGGTGGAGGCAGGCGTATACGGTTCTGTTAACCACTGTTAGAGTGTTTATGGTACGTACTTGTTAGGGGGTCACCCTAGCCCTTGGAGGCGGAAAATCCCTTTCACACCAAGCAGCCTCTGGTGTGATCGTAAGTAAATATTTTGTTGCGCCTAGGCCCATAGGGGTCTCGAGTAATATGGTTAATATTTCTCTTTCTCTTTCTTTTGGGATCTTTGATCTTGAACCCCAGAGCGTGAGTCGCTCAAATATTACGACTGCTATTCATGCTGCTAATGCCTCTACTGAGCACTCTCAAACTCCAGGGAGTGTTTCATTGGCATTATCAGATGGCTTTTCTAGTGAGGCACGAATAGAAGATTTCTTTTCTAGGAAAGTGCAAATATTTTCTAGTACGGTTGCAGTGGGAGGTGCAGCTCGCTTTGAGATCTTTCCTTGGCATCTGTTCATAATTAATACAGCTGTTAAGAAGAAGCTTGATAATTTTAATCTGTTTCGCGGTAATTTGATTCTCACTTTTACTATTAATGGTACACCATTTCATGCTGCGATGTTTTTGGCTTCTTATTCCTATTTAAACTCTAGGAATGAAGGTGCTGGTAGGACAGATTTTAATGTGCTTATTAATAGATCGCAGAGGCCTCACGTGTTTCTCAACGCATCTACCTCTAAAGGCGGATGTTTATGTATTCCGTTTTTCCATCCACAAAACTTTTTGGCTGCAAATTCAAATGTTGTTAACTCTACACTTATGGGTAGGGTTGATATTGATTCTTTAGGAACTGTCAAACAGTTGAATGGAGGAACTGATGCCATCACTATTACCGTATTTGCTCATTTAGAAGATGTTGAATTGTCTGGTCCTACTGTTGCTCTTAGTGCACAATCGGCTCCATCACTTCATTCCTTTGATTTGTTTGATGTTGAAGCACAAGCTAGGGATGAATATGATACTGCTGGACTGATTTCGGGTCCTGCATCTGCTGTTGCAGCTATAGCCGGTTCCCTTAGTGAAGTTCCTTATATTGGCCCTTTTGCATTGGCAACTAGTATTGGGGTTTCTGCTATTGGAGGCATTGCTCGCTTGTTTGGTTATTCTAAACCACCACAAGTGGGGGATGTGTCCAGAATGCGTAATACTCCAGCCACTAATTTAGCTATGTGTGAAGGGACTGATTTGTCACAAAAACTGACAGCCACAGGTAAACAAGAATTGACAATAGATCCTCGTACTTTTGGTATGCCAGTTGAAGACAATTTGTCTTTGTGCTACTATACCAAACGTGAGTCAATAGTTCGTTCTTTTAAATGGGATCCTAGTGATGCAGTTGGCGATTATATATTTGCGTGTGCCGTCCATCCTATGTTGGATGAACAAACTACAGTTTTCACTCCACCAACGCATACTATAATTGATCAAACTTCATTAGGTTTTGCTAGTAGATGTTTTTCTGAGTGGTCTGGTTCTCTGAAGTTTAGATTTCAGATAATAGCGTCCCAGTATCATCGAGGCAAGCTAGCAATCATTTATGATCCTAAAGGTCCTATTAGTACAACAAACCCTTTTAATGTTGCTTATAATACGATCATTGATCTTGCTGAGGGTAGGGATTTCACCTTGACTTTTAATTGGCAGCAAGAAGTTCCGTATAAACGCATTAAAAATAGTGGTGAGTCAACTTTGGATTCAGTCATTCCCCCTGTTGTTGTTGGTGGTTATACTCCACCGGCAGACATCTCTAATGGGTGCTTCTATGTCCGTGTCGTCAATGAGCTGGTCACCCCAGATGGTACAACAGATGTAGACATCATCATGTCTATTAGCGCAGGAGATGATTTTGAATTAGTCAACCCTAGTGGATTCAATATGGGTGTTAGTGTTTTTGAACCTCAATCTGTATGTTCTTGTGTTGACTTTTCCATATTCGATCTTGAGTGCCAAAGTGCCGTTGAAGAGGTGCCTGTTGAGGAGAATGCGCCTGAAGCGGAAACTATGGAAGTTGTTGTTACAGATGGCGTGACGTCTGCTATGGACCAGAAAGCTCTGATGTTTTATGGCGAGAGAATCACTTCTTTTAGACAACTGTTGAAAAGATCCTGTTTTTATAGAACCTTGTCTAGCATTAGCACAGCAAATGATATTAGGTCTGTTTTGTACACCTTGAAAGCCATGCCACTTACACAGGGGTATGATCCTAATGGTGTTGACACAGCAAATGGAGGTACACCATACAATTATGTTAATTATACTTACATCACGTATTTAAAGCATGCTTTTGCAGGTTGGAGAGGGTCTATTAGGTGGAAATTCTTTCCAGCAACCAATACAAGCAAGGTTTCAGTTCAGCGTCAAACAGGTACTGAAAGATTGACAGCTTCGACTTATGCTCCTTTTGCTTCATCTACTTGGAATTCTTTTATTACCAATAATGCCTTAACGAGAGATGAACTTAGGTATTATGCTAATACAGGTGCTGGTGAAGCCATCACCCAGGCTAGAACTATGGATTCTTTGGAAGTTGAAA